TACTTGGCTTGTTTCATTGATACTAATAATATACGGTGACCTTGCTCTAATCATTTCGGTTGTTTAATTGAGTAGTTAAATATCTTTTCTAAATCTATTTTCAAATCGTTGACTAATTCTTGAGGTAAACGTTTGTAAGCTGCCTCGAATGGCTTGGTAAAAAACAAAGTAGGTCTTAACCCTTTTGCGTAGATTGAACGTGTAATTATCCATGCTGTTGATTCGTACGATAAAAATTTACCTGTTGACTTCTTTGTTTCTGGGTCACGTTGTCTGAACTGAAATTTACGCGCCTTAACCCATAGTTGTATTCCCTCTGTTAATCCTCCCTTTGCACCTTTGCCACTTCCAAACTTATAAGGTGAGTTCGGTGCTCTTGAGCTTGACCGTTTACCCTTAACCCCTTTGTCTTGATAAAATCCATACTCCTCCATCTCAAAGCTTAACGAATATCCCTTAGCATAAACCTTTGCTTGACCCTTCAAAGAGTTGTAAAGCTTTCGTGTGTTGTTGTGCGAGCCAAACGGCGCGCGTCCTTTCGTTAAATTTGTGCGTGCTTGCTTAATTACGGAAGACTTGAATTTATCCAACGCCTCCTGTAAACCCGACTCCCTTAAATCTGCTAACATATAGTCATTTCGTTAGGTGCTAATATGTCAAAGGTCATAGTCCAACCCGCAACCGCATCGGTAAACCTATCCACAAAAGGTTCACAACTTGCTGTGTCGTCTAACACTTCATACCCTAAATCACTAATATCACCACGTCGAACCCTCTCAAATATCCTGTTAAGTATACTTAAAGTAGTATTTAAAACATCGTCCTCATTATCGTTACCCTTGAATATATCAACTACATCGTCTTTGCTAATGTCAACTATACTCATCATAACCAATGATATGTTATATACCGTTGTATTGCCTCTAAATGCTACATCGTTAAAGATTATGTGGCACAGTGGGTACATATCCTGTTTAGCATTCGTAATCTTATCCAAACTTCCCTTAGTTACTCTATTCACTAATGGGTCAGCAAGTATACTATCGTGTAATAAAGTAGATAGGTTATAGTAGTTTTTCATGTGACTTCTTTAATTGATTAACTTCGATTCTACTTTTTTGTTGTTCGAACGTTAAAAAAGTTAGGCACTGATGAAGTCCCAGCGCTGTAACTTCGTCAAATCTTCTAATGTCTCCTTGAGCAACGTGATAGATTGAACTATACCATCCCCATTGTTTGCTGAACTGAACATTCTCGCTATACGGGTTTTGTTCTTCATTTTCTCCAAAGAGGACAGAGTACTGCTTATTAATTCGATTCCTAAAGTCCAAAAAAAAACCGATGCAGGTAACACAACATCCAACGGTGCGTATCTTAGAACCTCTGAGTAACTTAAATCGCCCTTGTAAGGTTCTATTTCATATTTTCCTTTAACGTCTTTTACAATCGGTCTGTACATTACTGCTAAAGCTTTGTGTATATTTTGAAAGTCCCCAATGTTAGCCTCTATGTCGATGTACTCCCCCCAGGATATTTCTTCAAGGTCGGGAATGAATCCAAACTCAACCCCATTCAATTTGAATCTATGTTTGAAGGCTGTCTTTTCGTTGAATATCTTATTGAAATGTTGCACCAATTCTATAACGGTTGATGCTTTCATTTTAACAACTTCCTTCAATTCAAGACCGCAAAAGATTTCAATCATTTTCTGAAATACAAACTCTTTGTCATCTGAGTTGTTAAGAGTAAGCATGTACTTTTGATACCTATCTAAACTTATTTCAGATAGGGTGGAAGGTATTTCAATTTCAATCTTCATAAATATTTTCTATTGTAACATTGTAACCTAACTTTTCAAGAACACCTTTAAGAATTGTATCAATATTTTGACTATAAGATTCTACTTCTTCCCCATTTACTTCTGTTACTGTTCCGTAATCAACACAACAACCATCAGCGCATGAATTATCGTAATGTTTAAATGTTATTTCTACTTTCATCGTTTTGTTGGTCTTAACAATTCGTTATCTCACTTGCATTACTTTCGATTTAACACCCTTCCAATACTTCAAAGTTGCTTCAGCTTTCGCTACTTCGTTATCAATTGACTCCACGCATTGGAACTTCCAATTATCTCCGTATTCATCCTTGTAAGCATCGGCAACCTTTGCACTGCTCTCATTAATCATTTGTCTTAAACTTTTACCTGATTCCATCTAATTCTTTTTTTAATTGTTCAACTCTATTATTCAAATATTCTATTTCTTCCAATAATACTTCGCTTTTAGTTAAAAACCTAATCCCTATAATTTCAGTGTTAACATGAGTAAACCCCTTTTCTTTAAGGTTATTTAAATGAATTATTAAATCTTCAATATTTTTTAATGCGGTTTTGCTGTTATAAATGTCTCCTTCATACACTTGCCATACAAACATAGAGTCTTTTTCTCTTAACATTTTCTCACCTAATTCCATATTTACCTTTGTTTGGGTTACTTAACTGATAACTAACTGCATAACGTAACGCATCTAATGCGTGGTTATATTTGTCTATTGGTGTTTCACTCTTACGTTCTAACCAGCAATAATTATTTAATTCTTTTATCAAATCTACGGAATTTTCATCAATAATTAGTTCATAATCTCTAATCATTTCTATACCCTCCGTTATTTTATGTTTAACACATGGTACTACATTATTCCCTTGATGCTTTAATTCTGTTATAAGCCTTGGCTCTGCATTATCTCCAATGATTAAACCGCCTTTTGCGAAGTGATTGTTTAACCTTGCAAGCTCTGATGTTACTAAATTGGTCTGATAAATATGCAGTTTACAATAAATAATCTTATGTGTTTTGTCTATTGACGTTTCTACAAGTGTTGTAGGGTCGTTACTGAATCCGTAATCTTGACCGAATACTGACCCGTTATCATTATTGAATGGTCCTATCTTCCAATTGTTATATATAACACCCTCCGCTTTATCTAACCAACCGCCGAGTATTGTATGTTTATACTTCTCTGGACGTCTTTCTTTTATCGTTTTTATTTGATTTAAGAAACTTTCAGATAAGTTTGATATATTGTCCTTATATGTTGTGTGGATATACGTTGTATCGCCTTTAACTGTATTGACTCCAGCCTCAACTCCTTTACTCTCGAAAAACTTTTGATAAATGAAATGTTCTTTAGTAGCAGGGTTAAGAATAAGTATTACCCTATTTTGTTTTTCTTTATGTCGAATAGAATAATCTATTTTGTCAAATACATCTTCATCGGTTAACTCTTCAGCTTCATCAAGTACCCATGTAGTAACACCAGCTAATGATTTTAAGTTAGCAGTCTGAGTTCCGCTCGATGTTTTTATACCTTTGAATAATATCTTACTCCCTGTTCTTAGATTAATTATTTCATCCTTGGTAATATGAAAATCTGAGTTCTTACCTAAAATATCAACCTTATCAATAAACTCAGGTATAATAGAGACGTGAGCAGAAGTGAGGGTATAACGAGTGAATAAGATAACATGGTTGGTTTCGTATGTGAGTAGTAGTAAAAGTAAATTAATAGAATATGACTTACCACTACCCCGACCACCTGTAACAATGAAATACCTACTATCATTTGCAAATGCTTTATATTTCGGATTCAGTACTACCAAAACTAATTATATCTTTTAGATTCATCCCTGTAACATTTACATCAGATTCAATCCTTTCTGTTGCTTTACCAAAGATATGTTCAGAAACAAATATCTTACCACGTTCAAACGTTAACAAATCTTTTGCTAATTCAATGCGAGCTTCATCGTCTGTATTAACATCTTTAACTTGTTTTATAGCGGCTATGAATATATTATTTGTCTTTTCAAAGTCTTGCTTTGTTTTGTTTCCTGAGTTTGGTCTCGCACCACCGTGTCCGTTTGCCATCTTGAAAAAAATCTTGGTTAATCAACTACCCTAATAAAGCTCCTTTATCTTCATAAGCATTGTACACTTGCTTCATCTTACGTAGCATGTCGTTCAAACAAGAAGCGCATGAAGTTGGTTGCTCATTCGTTTTAAATACTCTATTGTACACCTTTAGAAATTGTAATTGTTCTGAAGGTCTAACTCTTACGGTCATTTTAGGAAGTAAAAAAGTTAGTTGTTCGTGTTCTACTTCTGTAAGACATTCAGGTGTCTTGTAAGGAAACATTTTGTTAAGTTTCTCCTGGCGTTCTTTACAATTACAATCATCCCCAGCAATGAAGTTAACAAGCTTATCTATTCCTGTTGCTTCTGTGAATTTAGCTACTGTATCACCAAATCCTTTTGATACTCTTTTTGCCATATTTTAAGTTTTCTTTTACATTTTTTTATTGTGTGAAAAATCGAGGTCAAAGATATCTTAGTTTCCTTTTCTAGTTCACGCATACTTTTACCGCTTCGCAAATATAATAAAAATAATTGTTGGTCGAACCACTCCCATGTTTTTATTTGTTCTTCGACGCTCTGATAGTATAACTCTATCTCATATGTTTTGTTGTTTTCGTCTTCTGATAGGTCAACCATGAGGTCAATGTCAACCATTGAAATTTCTCGTTTGCAGTAGTCAAAAAAGATGTTACGAAGCATGATCCAAATGAATGACTTGGTGATCACTTGGCCTTTGCCGTATTTGTGAAAGCGAATGTACATATCTTGGACAATGTCTTCCGCTTCGGTCTTTGCTCCGAACCGCTTAACGATGCGCACCCATTCGTCGTGGTGCTGTGCTATTTCTATTAGATTCATGGGGTTAAAGATAACGAAAAAACCCCTACACCAATTGATGTAAGGGTTTAAAACTAATAATATGAAGTACAAATATACAAATTAATCTTTAATAAACGTTCCGTTAATTGTTTTTCCTTTTCGGTATTCAATAACTTTAAAAGCTCTTTTAGCGCAATCTTCAAGTGAGTAACCCATCTGATGTGCTAATATAACAAGTGTTACATAAGTATCTCCCAAACTATCTATTGACTCGGTTATATCCTTCTTTAATATTGCTGATGATAGTTCACCAAGCTCCTCCATAACCTTTGCAAGCTGTTGAAACTTGTTGTCGGGGTTGTCTAAATTACGAGCCTTTGCCCAATTAATTATTTCTCTTTCCATTCTTTAATTAAATTTTATTCCTTGTGTTCCGCTTATGTTATAAACTATTTGTTTACCGTAAAAATCAATCAAAACTCGATTTCCTTCTTGTTTTATTATTTGAAACCAATCTTTGTAAGTTGGTAAATATACTTTTACTCTTTCCATTCTTTTAAATATAAATCAATTAAAAATTTTGTTTTCTCAAGGTCTTGTACAAAGTTACCTTTTTTTCTGCATCTCACCAGGCGTTTTACCAAATCGAATTCGTATGCGTTCAATCCATGGTCTTCTGCAAACTTATACAAGCTACCGTTATCGTTATTGTAGTAATAAGGTGCGTTGTCCGTCACTACTTCAAAGTATGTTTCGATAGTGTCAAATGATTGCTCATCACCTTTGTCGTTAACTATCCATGTGTAGCTCTTATCTCTTCTCAT